GTTTGCTATGTCAAGTCGGAAATCAGCGCTTGTTCAATCTTCGGATCCTTTGGATGCCAACCACCGTGTCTTCCTGGAGTTGCAATATCGGTTCTATGCCAATATTGCCGCCAAGAAACACGGGTTTGCTGTCCATGAAGGAGATCTGGGCTCATTGCCCAGCGAAGCTCTTGAATCACGCGTCGCTTTCCTTCGTGATATTGCTCACATCCCTGCGATGTAACGGAAGGAGGACCTTATCTCTCTAGTAGCGGGGAGGAAACCTCCCCTCAAGTGCTACTGGGTTAACCAATCATGACGTCACCATCAGGTACCAGGGCCACTGTTGTAAATCAGAGTAATTACGGGGGCTACATTGTCTACTATCGCCGTAAGGCAAAAAGTTGGCAAAAAGCCCCTTATAACTTGCCTCTGCCTTACGATTACGGCTGCGGATTCATTTCCCCAGGCGGAACCGGCTTTGATACTATCGGTGGGCCACGTCATCAAGCGGATGCCATGATCCTAGCGAATTATGAGCAGAACCTCGGAAATTACGTAGTGAATCAATCCTACGAAAAGTTCCGGAGTAATACTTATGATTCTGCGGGTCTTGGTGTCGATTTTGTCGAGTATCGCCAATCACTTGACATGATGACTAACTCGCTTGTTACCCTCGGCAAATTTACTAACCAGGTTCGCAAGCTTCACTTCGGTGAAGCAGCGAAGACCTTGAGGATGAAATTCATCCCTAAGGGCATCAACCTTCGTAAGTCTTGGGCCAATAATTGGCTTGAGTACCACTTTGGTTGGGAGCCGCTTCTCAGAGACATTTATGACTCTGCAGATGTGCTCAATAACCCGATCAAGAAATTTGCTGCAACGAAGGGCGTTGCGACTGCCGTCCGTACTGCTGGTTACTCGAGTAATCTGGGCTCTGTGTCTGACTTTGGTCAGTGGAGAACAGAATACCTGTGTAAACAGGGTGGTACGGTTAAGGCAATCACAAGTGGGACACTTCACTCACTGGACCAGTTCGGTTTAATCAACCCGGCTAGTCTTGCGTGGGAAGTGGTACCTTTCTCTTTTGTTGTTGATTGGTTTTCGAATGTTGGAGATGTGCTCCGGTCGCTCTCTGACTTCGCTGGCATGACTTTGGAACGTATGTATGCTACCTTCATCGTCCGTAGTTATGAGTCAGGAACAAACGTGGTCAACCCCGGTTATACCGTGGCACCAGGTGTGAACCCGATTCGTAACCATAGCGGCAATGGTATCTACGTAAGTCGCGTGAATCACTTGTATTCACCGACGTTCCAGGTCAAACCTCTTCGGCTACCATCGGCTATTCGCGGAGTGACTGCATCAGCTTTGCTGTCTCAGTTCTTCAAGACTAGGTAGTCTCTTTTCCTCCATGACTAGTGAATTATTCATTCCTAGCACCGAAAGGCTTACATGCCGACCATGGCATCCATTACCGTCAAAAAGGCGGATACGACGACGGACATCGTGTACGACGCTATTGCGGGTTCGGGGGGCGAAAGCTCCCCCGCCGTATGGCGTCAAGACACGGGCGCCGCCGCGGGACTTCCCGTTGGACTTCGGTCTTCTTTCAAACTGACGAGCAAGTGGAATGGTCCCAAAACCGCCAGGCAGATCTCTTTTGAGATCGTCATGCCTTATGCGGTCCAAGACTCCACCACCACGCTTTACAGTGCGAAAGACAGGGTCGTGTTGACCGGTATCGCCACCATGCCTCAGGGGATCCCTGCTGCTAACCTCAATGAGGTCAGCCAGGGCTTGAACCTTCTCGCTGCCGCGCTCGTCAAGAGCTCTGTGCAAGCGGGATACGCACCGACCTAACCGGCCGGACGTAGAGACATGGACTCGTTAAATACTTCTTTACGGGTGCTCCTTCCACTTTTGGAGGAGCTGGGGAGCGCGCGTTCCCTGAGTGTAGCAATTCTGCTACGTCACAAGGAATACGCGCAGGTCTTAACACTTTCTGTGGACCCGCGCCACTATGATGACGCTGAAAAATACTATGTTGACTGTCAAGCTGTCGCGCTTCTCAAGAAGCTCGGCGACTTTAAAGTTCATGGTATCGATCGCAAGAAGGCCGCTTTTTCTAAGTGGTTGGATGGCGAACGTCAGTGTTACCTGACTAATGAGCGATTATCCAGATTCCTCTATAACTCCTTTGGAGATGAAGATATGGCGGTTGCGCAGTTTTTCTGCGCAGTTGAAAAGAAGATCGCGAGTTGGATCGGTCGATCCCCACCTGACCTTGATAAAGTCAGAGGGAGGTTCGGACCTGGTGCTACGTTCTCCGACCGAGGGCTACTGACAACAGTCCCCGATAAAATGACGTCAACGCCCACGCTTACTCACGGTGCGATGTGGTATATTTTGCCATATCTAAGTACCGCCTGGGGTCGTCAAGACCTCAGACGCCGTGGAGATTTGTCTTGGGTGAGAGGCAATCGCTATCTCACCGTTCCGAAGACAGGCTTGATAGATAGGTCGATCGCGGTTGAACCTGCGATCAATGTTTTCTATCAGCTCGCCCTTGGGACTTCTATCCGGCAGCGTCTCAGGAACAACGCTGGATGGGACCTAGATCGTGCTCAAGATTCATCGTCGTAAGGCGAAGGAGTCTTCGGTCACGCGAGAGTTTGCTACTCTTGATCTCTCAAATGCTAGTGATACCGTTAGTCGCAACCTGGTAAAGTTGCTTCTTCCTGCCAAATGGTTTGAAGAGCTTGATGCTCTTCGAAGTCCGGCGACCTTGGTCGACGGACATTGGCATGTACTTGAGAAATTCTCAAGTATGGGTAACGGTTATACATTTGAGTTGGAAACCCTGATCTTTGCCGCACTTGCCTCAGTTTTACTGGAGCAAATGGGCCAATCAGGTGTTC